AATTTTGAAACATATTTAACAGGAAACATTAAAAGAAAATTTGATACATGGATGCGAGATAATAGATTTCGACTAAAAAGAAATAATCTTGTCACGGATGAAAAAGGAAAAATAATTTATGACGAAAACGGCACTCCAACAATAATTAAAAATATCTCATTAGATGCACATACGGAAGATGATAATAACTTAATAGAGAAATTAGATTCAGGAATAAATATAGAAGATGAATGTAAATTTAATTTTGATTCTGATGAAAAAGTAGAAAAGTTTCTCAATTCATTATCTAAAATACAAAAAAATATCTTGCTTATGCGGATGGAGGATTTTCCTTCTGAGAAAATCAAAGAAGAATTAGGTATTTCTAATGGAGAATATAACAGTGCAATGAAAGCAATAAAAATGAACAAAGGGCTTTCGATGTTCTCAATAAATAAAAATGATGGTGGTTATAATATGGAGGTAAATATGGAAGATAGAATTATTGAAATTAGCGAATCTGAAAATTACAGAATGGATAAATATAGTATGTACTCGTTGTTACAAGATAAAAAAAATGGGGATATGAATTGCAACTATATCTTGCAGCGTGAACCGTTTCAATGGAGTAAGGAAGAAGCAAATAGATATTTCTGTCGTATTCTTAGCAATCTTCCAATTCCTGAAATTATACTTTGTGAACAGAAGAAAAAGGGATTAACTATATCACATTTGATTGATGGATTGCAGAGACTTTCATATGCAGAAGCTTTTAAGGAGAATCGAATTAAGATTGGTTCGGCAGGAGCGGAAAGACACTTAATTCAGTATAGAGATTATGTTTTAGATGATAATGGAAATCGTGTGCCTGATGAAGAAGGATTTCCTGAGTATGAAATGAAAGTTTTTGATGTTATTGGAAAATATTATAAAGATTTACCAGATGAGTTAAAGAAAAGATTTAATAATTTTAATATTAATGTAACAAAGTTTTTTGATTGTACCGATGAGCAGATTGCCGATCATATTCGTGATTACAATAATCATGCAAGTATGAATAAAGAACAGGGTGGATTACTCAACGTATCAGCCGATATTGCTGGACATATTAAAAAGATTTCTCAAAAAAATTCATTTTTCAAAAACTGCGGTAAGTTTACAAATAATAATTCAATTAAAGGAAAACTTGAAAGAGTTGTTGTTGAATCAATTATGTTGTTATTCTTTCGTGAATCGTGGAGAGCGAGTTTAGATTCGATTTATAAATTCGTCAATGAAAATACAACAGAACAGCAATTTTTAAAATTGAATTCACAGTTTAACAGATTGGAACTAGCATTAGGTGATAATAACAAAGATTTATCAAAGGAATTATTTACACCTACAACAATGCCAATGTGGATTTCAGTGTTTGATAAATTTACTACATATAATATAGAAGATAGTCGTTTCGTAGATTTCTTAAATGCATATAACATAGAACTCAAAGACAAAGAAATCAATGGTATATCAATGGCTGACTTTAAGGATCAACAGACCAAGAAAAAGACAACTATTGTAGGTAAGATTGATTTACTTATAAGGCTTATGAATGATTTTTTACATATTGATACAACTGAAACAGAGAATAATATAGAGTCTTCTGATAATAAGGTAACAAATGATAATGAATCTGAACAGAATACGGGTTGTGATGATGAAATATTATCATTTGTTAAAGAAAATGTTGCCGATGATATAGAGGATATTGATATAAAGGAATACCAGGATTTCGTGGATGTGTATTTAGATATAGACAACCCTTTATATATACAATGTAAAGCTGCATTAATGGCATTAACAGCATATGCTTACAGAACTGAAAAGGATGTTGAATTAGCAACTTGGTTGGAAAATTATCAGAAGAATGCTATTGATAAGAACTATAGTTCGTCACAGGATGTTAATTACAAGTATATTAAGATGGATTTTGATAATTATATAAATTTCTTAAAAAATTCAAAGAGAGGAGAAATTATAAATGCCTGATATAACAATGTGTGCAAGTTCAACTTGCCAGAATAGAGAACAATGCTATAGAGCTATGGCTAAACCAGATAAAATGCAGAGTTATGCCGATTTTACTTCATTATGTGCTGAAAGAGATTTCAGGTGTCAATGGACTATTACAGAAAAAGAAGTTTTAGACGATAAAGCAGTCAGTCAGCTAATGAGGTGTTAAATGAACGAATTGTTAAAATTAAGAGAATATATAACAGGATGTATCAAAGTTCTTCATATTTCACTTGTAGTTACAAAAATAAAAGGGAATATTATAGAGCAGCAAACAATTATAGGACAGATAATGTCTTATGAAAATATTATTAAGTACATTGATGAAATAATTGGCAACTAAATCCGTGTTTCAATAGGAAAAGAGGAGAGAATAATAAAATGGATAAAGATACAAATAAGCGAAATGAACTTAGAAAACAGTTACAAGCATTATCAAAAGAGCGAATTATTGAATTGTATATTCATTTATTTATGAATTTTGCTAATGATAAGGATGAAGCTGATTGGGAAGATATTAAATAGAAGAGAACAGATTGCACAAGTTTGCCGACCTAAACAATCTGCTCTACAGAGAATAAAATATAGGATAAACTATATTTGTTCTATTGTAACAAATCTATTTGGTTAATTCAAGCCAGTTTATCCTATAACAATTAGTCTTTTGACTACGGGCTATTTTGAGTCCGAATAGTGAGGATTATATCACTCACTGAAAAGTATGTAATTTATATGTAATTTGAAGTTTTGGAAGTATATGAAATTACATACTAACAAAATTTTGCAGATATAGTGGCAAACTACACTTACGTTTTAAAAGTATATAAATTTATTTCTCTTTAAGAGAATATATAAATGAAATTAAAATCAATTCTATTGCGGTAGATTTTACTGCCGAATCGTGAGTGCAATGCAACTCATGAAAATCTATGTAATAATTTTGAGGTTTAGATGTGTTTAAAATTCATAGATATAAAACAATGGTGAGCTTCTAAACGGTCTGTATTCGTTTTATATGTATATAAAATTACATAGGTATAAAACTTTGAATATGTTTAAGTTCAATGTCCCTTGGTTTTAGAGATATTTATAATTACAAAAAATATAAAGGAGATCACAAATTATGGGAAACGATAGAATGACAATTTGTAGAAAAATTAAATTATTTCCAGTAGGAGATAAGGAAGAAATCAATAGAGTATATGACTTTATTAGAAATGGTCAGTATGCTCAATACCAAGCTTGTAACTTACTTATGGGACAGCTTATGAGTGAATATTACAAATACAATCGTGATATTAAGAATGAAGAATTTAAGGCAAGACAGAAAGAAATAATGACAAACTCTAATATCATATTAAAAGATATTGATTTTGCAACTGGTGTAGATACCCCATCAGCCGTTACGCAGAAAGTCAAGCAGGATTTTAGCACAGCTTTGAAAAACGGATTAGCAAAGGGTGAACGAACAGTAACAAATTATAAAAGAACTAATCCACTTATTACAAGAGGTAGAAACTTAACTTTTTATCACGAATATGAAACTTATCAGGATTTCTTAGATAAGATTAACGATTCTGATTTAGTTGTATATGTTAAGTGGGTTAATAAAATTGTATTCAAGGTTGTGTTTGGCAATCCACATAGGTCATTAGAGTTAAGATCCGTTATACAGAATATCTTAGAAGAGAATTATAAAGTGCAAGGAAGCAGCATTGAAATTGATGGTAAATCAATCATTTTGAATCTGTCGATTTCTATTTCAAAGCAACTTAGAGAATTAGATGAGAATACAGTAGTAGGTGTCGATTTAGGTATTGCCGTTCCTGCTATGTGTGCTTTGAATAATAATCTTTATGAGAGATTGGCGATTGGAAATGCAGATGACTTTCTAAGAATAAGAACCAAAATGCAAGCTCAAAGAAGAAGATTACAGAAGTCATTGAGAAATACTTCTGGCGGTCATGGTAGAGCAAAGAAACTAAAAGCATTAGAAAGATTACAGAAAGCAGAGGTACATTTTGTTGAAACATATTGTCATATGATAAGTAAAAGAGTTGTTGATTTTGCTTTAAAGTATAATGCTAAATACATAAATATTGAGAATTTAACAGGATATGATACAAGTGATTTTATCCTGAGAAATTGGAGTTATTATAAGCTTCAAGATTATATTACATATAAAGCAGCTAAATACGGAATTGAAGTAAGAAAAATCAATCCTTGTTATACATCACAGATTTGCAGTGTATGTGGTAATTGGGAATTTGGTCAGAGAAAATCACAGTCAATATTTGAATGTGCAAATGAGAATTGCGATAGTCATAAGAAATATGAAAAAATTGGATTCAATGCTGACTTTAATGCTGCCAGAAACATTTCAATGTCAACTCTTTGGATGAAAAGTGGGCAAGTTACTGAAAAGAGTAAACAGGAAGCAAGAGAATATTATGGTATCTCTGAAAAGTATGAACAAAGTAAAAATGATTCGGAGAATAATAAAGTAGCTTAAACGCTACTTAATCAATCGAAAGATTGCGGGTGATTTTGTACCTGGATGGTAATGTTGTTAATCAATAGCACTCATTAGAATCTATGTTAATGGTATCTGTGTGATTTGAGGTTTTAGATATATTTAATTTAACATAGACAAAAATTAAATAGAATATGGATTGATGTTTCAAGAAAAGAGGTGATGGCATATTGGTAATACATATGTAGTAAAGCGGGATAAAACATCTGAATTTATTCAATCCTTAAATACACATAAAAAACCTAGCAACTATTGGGAAGAATGTTATAAAGCAAAAAGTGCATTTTCAAGAGAGCAGATTGAAAAGATGAAAAAGATGTGTAATGGGGATACAGAATTTTAAGGGAGAATAAATAAAATGAATGAAAATTCACAAATTCAGGAAAGGAATTAATAAATGAAATACATAGAAAATGTTGTAGTAGGGAAGCCAATAACAGAACCACGACAGATGTTTGCAAAAGATGAAAATGATTGGGACAGGGTTGAGCAGGAAAAGACTTATTGTACAGAAGAAAGATTTCTTCCTAGAATTCTTGTGGAAATAGGCATTTATCCGTCAATCAGTGAGATTAGACGGAACAAACCTGAACTTATGGTAAGTTTAAATAATGTTGATTTTATTGACAACTTGAAAGTTAGTAGAAAAAGAAGATTATGGATTTTAGTAGGAGAGTAAATTCTCTTTCTTCGGATAATGAGGTGAAAAAGATGCAAATAAATATTAGTTATACATTATATACAGATGACGATTACAGTTTAAGAAACTCGGAAGATTTTGGTTGTACGAATCGAAATGTAATGATTGATAGTTCTGAATATTATGATTATATAGGCTTTATGGAATTTAAGGATGAAGAAGAATGGAAATGTAAAAATGAAGCAAAAAATTTTCTTTGGAGATTTTTATGTGATGGAATTCATATATCTTATACACATCCTTGGTTGCTTAAAGATTTTTATGACATTATAGAATCTTTGGAAGAGGTCATTGATGAATATCAAGATGGAATATCTGTAGCCAAAAGGGATATAACAGGTAACTATGAGGGAACAGAAATTAAAATAGAAATATCGCAGTAAAATTTCTTTATATTGTGAGGTGAAAAAGATGTTTAAAAGAAAAACAAAACTTGAAAAAGTATTAGATAAGAGAATAAATTATGTAACATTTAGAGATTTTTTATCATCATTATCACACAAAGAGTTACATATCTTAGCAGAAGAAATTATCTGGAAAGAATACGATGGATATAATGGTTCATCTTGTCGTATGGAACAAAATCATTATGACTTAATGGACAGGTGGCAGAAAGAATTTTATATAAAGGAAAGAAGTTATTTATTGTCACAGTAAAGTTCGATTTCTTTGGAAGGGAAGTGAGTAATATATGAGCAATGGTGATATAGCATTAATTATTTTTTCAATAATTGGATTAATTATTTCATATTCTGTTTTATGTAGTATTCCAAGAGATTTTTTGAAAGCATTTGAAGAAAGCTGCAAAGAGTCAATACGTAAAAGAGATGAAGAATTAGATGAGAAAGAGAAGATGAATAAAGAATTGCGAAGATGGTTATTTAAGTAACAAGAAAACTTCGTTTCCTTTGGATTATAAACGGAGAATATAACAATAGAAGCAATTAACAAAAATAAATATAAGAAAGAAGAGGTACAAAACATGGATGGATTTATGATGTTTAAGAAGGCTTTACAGAAGCACTTCGATGAAATGCAGAAAGAGGCAACACATTTATTTGAGGTAAATGTAGATAAGGATGAATTATGGAATACATATCTTGATAGCTTCCCTGCTGGTACAAATGAGATTTTCAGAGAGCGTAGAGAGCATGATTGTAGTTGTTGTAGACAGTTTATTAAGAATATTGGTTCTGCTGTCACTATCAAGGATAACCAGATTCATACGATTTGGGAACTGAATCTTGGTGATACAACATATCAGCCAGTATGTGATGCACTTGATACTTTTGTAAAAGCTCATACAGTTACAGATATTTATACAACTAAGTTCCCCAAAATTGGTACAGATTTTAACTTTGAGGAAATCAATGAAAAATCTCATCAGTGGGATCATTTCTTCTTAGAGCTTCCAAACAAGTTCGTAAATAGAAGTAGTCGTTCTAACGAGGAAGTTAAAGGACAGTTCAGAGATACAAGAAATGTATTTAAGCGTTCTCTCGATGAGATTACTATGGAAGCACTTGATACAATTCTTGAACTTATCAATTCAAATACGCTTTACAAGGGCGAAGAGTGGAAAGGTGTACTCGCAGAGTTCAAGAAGTATAAGAAGGAATACGATAAGCTGACTTCTGATACTGAAAAGGATTTATATGCTTGGGAGAAGTCGGTAACAGCAGGTATGGCTATCGGTAGAATTAGAAATCATTCTATTGGAACACTTCTTATTAATGTAAGTGAGGATATGGATCTTGACACAGCAGTTAAGAAGTATGAGCAGATTGTCGCTCCAAGCAATTATAAGCGTCCAAAGGCTATTTTTACAAAGAAGATGCTTGAGGATGCAAAGAAGACTATTACAGAACTTGGATATATGGATTCATTACAGAGAAGATTTGCTAATCTGAATGATATTACTGTAAATAATGTATTGTTCTCAAACAAGAGTGCTGCAAGAAGAATGGTTGGTGCAGATGATATTTTTGGGCAGATGGAAAAAGATGTTGCTGTAAGTCCTAAGAAGTTTTCTAAGGTTGAGGAGATTTCAGCACAGGATTTCATTGATAAGGTACTTCCAACTGCAAAGGAGATTGAAGCTTTTGTAGAGAATAAACATGAGAAGAACTTTGTTTCT